ATGGCCGACCGCTTCGAAACTCAGATCGATACGCTTACCCAGCCCGCGCGCGAGGCCTTCGCCATCACGCCGCACGCCACCAATGAGATCGACCCGCTACCCAAGGCGATCTTCGTGGGCACGGGCGGGCAGATCACCCTGCGCGCGGCGGGATCGGTCACGGACGTGGTGTTCAGGAATGTAGCGTCCGGCCAGATCCTGGACGTACGCGCCCGTTACATCCGCGCGCAGGGCACGACCGCCGGCGACATCGTGGGGCTCGCCTGATGATCGGCCCCGGCTTTGGCTTTGGCGCCGCAGGGCGCTCAAGGCGGCACGGCGTCGTGGACGGGCATTCGCCTACTCCGACCCCGACCCCGACCCCCGCTCCAAGCTGGTCGAGCTTGCCGGCCGTCTCTGGAGGCAGCAACCCGCCGCGCGTCGGTGAGACGCTGACGGCGACGGCCGGCACAATCATGGATGGGACGCACAGCGGCTGGCAGTGGCGGCGCGACGAGGCGCTCATCCCCGGTGCAGCAGGCGGAACCTACGTGCTGACGACCGATGACCTCGGCTCGCTCGTGGGGCCGCGCGAACTGGCGATGGGTCCGGGCGGCGGTGGATCGGAAGATGGCGACCCGGTCGGCCCCGTGGCTCCGGCCGCGACAGGCTATACGGCGGGCTTTACCCTCGCGCAGTTCCCGGCCCATGAGGAGAAGCGTATCTTTCAGCGCACCACGACCAGTGGCGGCGGAGAGGGCAAGGGCCAGGGCACCATCCGTGTGCCCCTCTCAGGCACCGTCACCGCCGGCACGGTGGGCGCGCGCATCCGCTCGGCTGAGGGTGGCGTGACCATCCTGCAAGTCCCGTGGGACGCGGCGAGCATCGATGACAGCGCGCCCCATGTGGACATCACCGGCGTGGATGCGCGGCTTGGCTGGTTCTTCGTGGACCTTCAAGGCGCTGACGGAGAATGGCAGCTTGGCACGGTGAAGGTGGGCATGGGCGCGCTGATCGGCGTGGCCGGCCAATCGCTGATGGTGCGGATGCTGGGGCGGCAGGACAATCAGACGGATACCTACGCCTCGCTGGGCGTAACGCCGGACGCCAACAGCGCCGTGCTGGCCCGCTATCAGGAATATCGCCCCTATCTGCCCGATGTCGAGACGATGCCCTGGCAGACGCCCGGCGACCTCGGCGATTCCAATGGACCCAATGCCGTGGGCGTCGGCGAATATCTCAACCGGATGGTGGCGCTCACCGGCGTGAATTGCGGTGTGATCGGCTATGCGCACACCGGCGCGGCCAGCGCCAGCTTCCATGCCGGGCAGAGCAATTGGGCACAGCTTGCTGCGTGTCTCGCGCGCGCCGGCAATGCCTTCGAGGGCTTCGTTTGGGGCCAGGGCCATACCGATGCGGCTTCCGGCATTCCGCCCAAGGTCTATGGGCAGGCGCTCGATGCGATCTTCGGCCAGATCACGGCCCTCAACAGCTTCGCGGGCTACGGCAAATATGTCTGGACCATCCCCTCCATGGGGCTTGGCCGCACCTGGGGCACGCCATGGCAAGTGAGCCGGCTGCGGCAAGGCGCGCAGGACTGGTGCGCGGCGAATGGCGCAACTTATGTCCATATGGACGACACCGCGCTCATCAGCGACGGCATTCACCAGAACCAGGCGGGCTCGCTCACCATGGGGCGGCACATCTACCGGGCCATGCGGGGGCAGTATGGCGCGAGCGGCGGTCTTGGCCCTCGCCCGCTCGCCGCCACCCGCAGCGGCACCACGATCACGCTGACGCTGAGCGATGAAGGGCAGACCGGGGTGAGCCTCATCGGCGCGCCGGGCAACCGGATCTTCGTCTTTCCGTGCGAGAAAGTGAACCCAATGGGCACCAATGGCGGCGACAATCGCTTCCCGGTGGACCATGTGAGCATCGCGAATGCGATGACGCTGGAGATCGAACTGGCAAACGATCCCGGCGATGGACATGAGCTGGACCTGTGGGTCTATTGGCCCAGCGGTCCCGCCAACTCGGCGACCGACAATATCTACGACGATCGCGTTGACGAGGACGGCCTTGCCGCCGGGCGGATCATGCAAGCGAGTCTCACCCCGATCCGGGTCGCCGCGCCAGTGCCGGCAGGCGTGGTGAATGCACCGCCGAGCGGCTTCATCGCGCCCGCGAGCCCGTTCAGCATGGCGGAGACGGGCACCAGCTATGGCGAGAGCGATGGCGGCGAGTCCTTCGGCCAGCAGATGATCGGGGGACGAGCCAACGCGCCTCGCACGCCGCTCTTCCTGCCGATCACAGTTGAGGGCTTCCTCACCTGTCCGCCGCTTCCGACCGACCTCGTCGTGATGTTCGGCGGCTTCGGCCTGTCCGGCAGCCGCTTTGTGGGGCTGGAATCCAGCGGCAGGCTCCGCGCCTGGGTCAACAGCGTGAAAAGCAGCACGGTCCTCGTGCCGGGCAAGCGCTATCACATCGCCTGTCAGTGCGGGCCGAGCGGGCTGGCCCTCTATGTGACGAACATCACGGACGGATTGCCCGGCACGCGCGAGTATCACGGGCCCAGTTCCGAGATGGTGATACCCGGCTCCTCCGGCTTCACGCTGCGAAACTTCCAGGGCGGCTACGCGATGTCCGGCGGCGCAGTGGATGAGTGGGCGGTGTTCAACGCCGAGCGCTACAGCGGCGCGAGCTATGCCTGCCCGACCGCGCCGTTCACTGGCGAGGAAGCGGACATCGTGGCGCTCTACCGCTGCGACGGCAACGCGCATGACGGGGCGGCGAAATGAGCCGGCTGCCGAACCGGAGCGGGGACCAGCTCACCCAGCGCCTCGACCGCCTGCTCGGCAAGGTGGAAGCGCTGGTCGCCATGCTGGACGAGCAGAACGAGAAGATCGGCCGCCTCGCCGAGCGCACCGCCATGCTGGAGCAGCTCGGCACGGAGGCCAAGCAGGTGATCGAGGCGTGGACCGCAGCCACTATATCGCTGCGCTTCATGAAATGGTCCGCAGGGTTAGTCGCCGCCATGCTGGGTGCGGTGATGGCCGTGCGGCACTGGCTGCAACGCTAGGAGATACTCCAAATGAAACTGCCTTATTGGCGGGCGCGCATCCGGGCGCGCCTGATCGACGACCTGCGCCGGGCGCACTGCTTCTGGTCCATGCGGCTAGCGACCATCGGCGCGGCGTTCATGATGGCATGGATCAGCCTGCCGGCGGATACCCGCGCGGCGGTGCCCGGTGGCCCATGGATCGGCCTTGCCCTGTTCATCGCCACCGGCATCACGCGGCTCCTCCACCAGCCGGGGAGGGACGCGTGAGCGGGCTCGGCAGAAGCGCCGGGCCTATGGCCGGCGGCGCACTGGGTGCGGCGGTGGGCGGCGGCGGCATGATGGCGCTGGCGCTGGCCTTGTCGACGCCTACCATCGAGCAGTGGGAAGGCACACGCACTTACCCCTATCGCGACATCGCGGGCATATGGACGGTCTGCACGGGCGAAACGCGGGTGGCCATGCGCCGCTATACCCCAGCGGAGTGTGAAACGATGCTGCGCCGCGCCGTGGAAGATGAGTTCGCCCCAGCCGTGATTGCCGCCGTGCCGGGGCTGAAGAGCAGGCCATATCAGCTCGCGGCGACAATCTCCCTCACCTACAACATCGGAACACGGGGCTTTGCGCGCTCGACCGTCGCACGGAGGTTCAACGCCGGCAACTGGAAGGGTGGCTGCGATGCCTTCCTGATGTGGGTGAATGCTGGCGGCAAGCGCGTCCAAGGGCTGGTCAATAGGCGGAAGGCAGAGCGCGAGCTGTGCCTGACGGGTCTGTGATGGGCAGTCCCTCGTATTATGCCATGGGCGGGCTCGCTCTTGCGCTGGCTCTCGCCCTCGCGTGGGGGTTTCGTGTGGACACGCTGCGCGCGCGGCACGAGTCCGCCCATCAGCAGACGAAGCGCGCTTATGCCGAAGCGCAGGAGAAGGCGCAGGCGGCGTTCCAAGCGCGGATCGCTGCCCAACAAGCCCATAACCGGAGACTGAACGATGCCGCCGACCAAAAGAGTGACGATCTGCGTATCGTCTATCGCGATCGCGTTGTCCGCCTGCCAGCCGCGCCCGCTCGCTGTGCTGCCGGCGGTGTCACGGTGCCCGATGCCGGAGATGCCACGCGCGTTGACGGACCCGGTGGAGATCCCGTCCTTCTTGAAAGAGCCGACGCGGTGATCTGCGCGGTCAATACCGCCCGACTTCAGGCCGCCCGCGAATGGGCCCTGGGGTTGGCAGGCTCCTCGGGGGCGGGCGTCCGATAGCGGCTCCGCAGGGTAAGCACGGCCGGTTCGGAATCGACATTATCCCTAATGCGCCGTAAATAAGAAATTCCATGTTTTTGGGGGGATGGAAGCGATGAATATGGCAGTGAGGGCCGCAGCACTGGTTCTGGCGGTATCCGCTTCGTCGGCGGCTTTTGCAGAGGCCGTGCTGGACACAAGCACCCCCGCCAAATGGCGCGCCTCGCTCACTCAGATGGCTGTGGAATGCGATGGAGAACCACGCGGTCCCTGCTTCTCCAGGTTGCTGACCGCCAACGGAAAGATCGAGCAGAGCTACTTCGGTCGCTTTATGAAGGGCGTGTCCGGCTCATCACCCGCCCACAAGACGCGCTATGAGGAGATGGTGGCGGTCCGGAACAAGGAGCTGGACGGCATTACCCGGGCCGAGCTGTTGCGGCGGGCGGACGCCCTTGAATGACGCGGACGGCTGATTTCGCCGAACAGACCGGCGCCGCTTTTCATTACCGCACGGCTTGAGCGACGCGCTTGCTGCGGGCCAGGCGTCGAGTGCTTTCTGCGTTGACCGCCAAAGGCCGTTTCTCTAAGGAAACGAGCCAATCGCCGGATTAGCACAGTGGTAGTGCAGCGGTTTTGTAAACCGAAGGTCGCGGGTTCAAATCCTGCATCCGGCACCATATTTTCCGCCATTTTCTAGGGCATTCACCCCACGCCTAACGCGCGGGGCGCGCATAATGATGCGGTTTACGACGGCACAAGCGGTGGCACAGTCTGTTCACGCTTCGTCTCGATCAAGGTCAGCATTGCAGCCACTCCCTGTGCGTCTCCACCAATGGCAGGATAGGCGCGCCATATGAAAGCGACGGCCTCGGGGGGCACAAAAGGTGTCACAGCAAAGCGACCGATTATCCAGTTTCAAGCGGCGTCCGATCTGGTCCTGTAAGTAGTGGTCGGGAAAACCATAATATCCATAACATATAGGTAAATTCAAAGACTTACACCATAACATCTACCATAATATTACCATAACCTAGTTATGTCTTTTGGAGCTGACATCTCAGTTTGAAAAAGCCGTTTAATTTCAAAGAGATTATGTTTTCACCCCCCTTTAGGTTATCAAATATTATGGTCCAACCATAACGCCACGAACGGCAGTTTTATACGGGTTTCAAGGCATTGAATTTGAGAGATTAGCAATGTTATGGTTTTCCCGACCCCTCCCCCCAATGTTGGGCGAGGGAACAAAATTCTAAAAACTTGCAGCGGGACTTGGCGCTCAGAAAAGATCGATCGATATCGCCTCGAAATAGAGCCGAGCGTGCATCAGAATGCATCTGCGCCGCACCCGTGGCAATCCCAAGCCGGCCCAGCTCTAGGGCCGGTTTCCGGCGTCTCAAAAAATGCATCAAAACCGACATAAAAAGCGCGCGGGCGAGGCGGGGGGAAAAGCGCGCGGCGTGGGGTGGCGGCCGCCGGATGGCTCCTGACGCAGCAAGCACGAGGCACTGCGCAAAAAAAGGGGCGCGAGCATAGCCCGCGCCCCGCGTCATCATCGGAAATTCGATCTTAGAAGCGCAGACCGGCCGTCACGACGACCTGATGACGCTTGGCATCAATGTCGGTGAAACCAGCATCGATCGCGCCGTAGTCGCTGAAGCGATATTCGAGGCGACCGAACTTAGCAGCGTTCGAATATTCAAGGCCGGCGCCGAGCCGATAGCCATCCATGTTCTTGCCAGCGACCCATTCGAGATCGCCGTCATCGATCGACAGTTCCACGCGAGTGTTCGTGTAGCCAGCCTTTGCATAAACCAGAACCGAACTGGTCACGGGGAAGCCGAGACGCGCGCCTACATAGAGGTCGCGGCCAGCACGGATCGAGTCGCCCTCCAAGGACTCCTTGGCGGTGGACCAAGCAGCTTCGCCCTCGATGCCGACAACGGCGGTGCCCAGGTCATAGTCATAGCCAGCGGTGACGCCATAGAGGAAGCCACCCTTGGATCCGCTCTCTCCTTCAGCCGACAGCGTCACGTCATCATAGCCAGCGACCACGCCAGCCTTGAGACCACCGAAATAGGAATCCTGTGCGTGGGCCGCTGTACCAACAAACGCCATGGCAGCAGCAGCAACCGACGCGAAGAGCTTAAAGTTCATTCTCAATTTTCCTTATTTTCTGCGCTTCATTTCCGAAGCAGCGGGCCGGATATGAGACCCCAGCCTCATGGGTCAACCCGAAGAGAGCAGTTGCAACTATTATGCATCTATCGGTGGTGCAGGTTGGCAACACACCCTACCCTAACCCCTTCGCATGATCAGTTTGAACGCCTCACGATGCGAAACACCATTGACCGAATCGCCGCATGTTCTGCATATGTTCCATCCACGGAGACAGACATGGAACGCATTGACGATATTCGCGAAGCCGTCGCGAACGCGCTGGAGACGCGTGGCATGGACAACAGGCAATTTCTCGACGAGATCCGTGCAGGCATGCGCGATGATGGCCCGTTCATGTTTGGCGCTCTGGCATGCGCAGAGTTGCTTATGGCGGCCGCGCCGGCTGAATGATGTGGCTCGTTACGTTGACGGCCTCAAGGTCGCGACGTGCATTTTCCAGGCGCCATCCTGCTACCGCTCCCCCGAAGAGCAGATATGGAAGCGCGCGATCAATGGCGTGAGAGGATAGAAGAAGGGCGACCCCTGGTTGAGCTGCCCCTTTTGCTTGAACCAAGCCGGGTTTCTTAGTTGGCCAGCGCTCTCTGGCGGAACCGCACCACCTCCATGCCAAGCGCCTCATTGAGATCGAGGAACACCGCCTGCAGCGGCGCAAGCTCCAGCTCAAAGAATGCATCGGTGGCCTTGGTCACATCACCGAACCCGCCGGCATTAGCGGGCACAATCCCGAGCAGCTGGGGCGGCACGCGATGCGCGGCAAGCACGTCATCACGCGTTGTGTTCTTGATCCCGAGGAACTCGTCGCTAGCGCCCATCTGGGCGATCGGCAGCAGCTTGATCCCGTTCTCTTTGCCGTTCGGCGAATGCACGAACAGATTGCGGAAATTGCCCGGCCCGCGCGATCGCTTGAGCGCATTACGCATCGCGTCCACGTCGCCCTCGGCAAACTCGCCCGTCGCATACATGATGTAGCCCGCATGGCTTCCGTTCTCATAGTAGCGCCGGCGAAACAGGGTGGCATTCTCATTGAGCAGGGCTGACTGGAGTGCCGAGAGATATTCGGGCACGCCATAGATCTCCTGATTGAGATCCGGCGCCAGCAGCTGGTGAACGGTGCCGATCGGGAACTGCTCTTCATTCTTGAACCCCGGCACCCACCAGAAGGCGCCCGGCTCGACACCGCGCCGCGTATATTTGGCGAGCGGATGATCAAGGCGCAGCAGCCCGCCGAGGCGATTGCGGACCTCCTGCGCATAGGCGTTCCCGAGCACGAGATAATCGAGCACCATGCCGGCGAACGTCTTGCGGCTCAGCCATTGCGTCGGCTCAAGGCTCGCGGCCAGCATGTTGCGCTTGAGCGTGATCGCGCTCGAATGATGCGGCGATGCCCGAAACGCGCGGGCAAGGCCATCGAGCGAGATCGGCGGCTCATACCAGCGGCCATTATGCCAGCATTCGAGCATATCGAGCATGGTGGCGCGGTTGAGCACCGGCTCAGGATCCCCAAAGGTGAAAGCGGAAATCTCGCCGCTCGTGGGTGCGGTGGATAGGGCGCGACTGTTCTGGCGGCGGGATCGGCGCTTGCTCATTCGATAATCGCCATTGTGCCCTTGGGCGCTTCCTTGCCGTCGAGCGGCTCATTCATGAGGATGTGCATCGTCGCCCAGGCGAGATCCGCGTGCCCATCGGCACCGCCGCGCCCGGCTTTAAACGTCATGCTGCGCCCGCTGGCGGTGAGCGTTTTTTTCACCGACACGAAGGACGAAACGAGATCGAGCATGGAGGCATCGAACGCGAGGCGGCCCCGGCGCACCACGTTCTGCGCTTTCATGACCATCTGGGCCTTCAGCTCCAGAGAATATTCGATCTTGGCGACCGTGCAGCCGGGCATCGCGCCCACCTTGGCGAGCAGCTGATAGACGCCGGCGCCGACGCCCTTGGCATCGATGCCCAGATAGGTGCAGTTGTAGCGGCTGAGCATCGCCTTGATGAATTCGGCCTGCTGCTCGAAATCGAGGCCGCGCAGCTGGTGGCGCTCAAGGATCCTGAACGGATCGCCTTCCTTCTCGGGCGGCGCGGCGATCACCAGCGCGGCATTGTCGCCGTCCTCGCTCTCCTGCGGATCATAGCCCGCCCACACCCGGCGATTGCCGAACGGGCGGCGCGAGTCCGGGTCGAAGTCATGCCACTCGACAAGGCTGTCGCAGCCGCACGCGATCAGATCGTTGAAGCGGAAGGCCGAGAGGCTATCGTCCACGAACTCGCACAGGAACAGATTGGAGAATTCATCGGGCGCGTATTCGTCCTGCAGCTCCTCGATGTCGAACAGGTCGCACCCGCCATCCTCGGCATCACGGATCGTGACGATGTGGCGCCAGATCCGATCCGGCCCGACCGATCCCCGCGCGAGCGCGGCATGGCTCACATTGATCTCGACGCGATCGGCTTTCTTCCGCCGCTTGTTCCGCCGCTCGCCCGTCCAATAGGGGTGCGCCGGATGCGCCACGCTGCTGGGCGTTGAGAAGTAGGTTTTGCGCCACTTCTTGTGCGTGGCCATGCCCGAGGCCACCTTGTTCAATTCCTCGAACGAGTGGACCCAGAAGAACTCATCGAAATAGAAATTGCCGTGCCGACCCTGCGCGGTGCGGAAATTGGTGCCCAGATAGTGCAGCTCGGCCGCCGCTTCCTCGGGTGGGCGCAGATCCGACGTGATGAGCATCGGATCGCCGGTGAGGCTCACGCCTACCAGCTTGGCAAAGCTCACGATATAGCTGCGAAACTGGTGGGCCTGCGCCTTGGAGGCTGAGAGGAATATCTGATTGCGGCCCGTCTCGATCGCATCGGTCAGCGCCTCGAATGCGAAATAATAGGTCGCCCCGATCTGGCGTGATTTGAGGATCATGCGCGTGCGCTGATCCTTCGCCTCCCACCATTGGGCCTGATAATCATAGAGCCCGTCGAGGAAGATCCGCTTTAGCTCGGCGGCCTGCTCAGCCGTGAAGTGGTTTTTGCGCGCTTTCTTGCGCGGCCCGGCGTTGCGATTGGCGACCTTCTCGTTGAGATCGCCCTCATGGCCGCCCTCGGCCTCATAGCGACGCACGCGGGCCATCGTCGTGATCGAGCGCGAGAGCGCGTCCATCTCGGCCAGATCCGCGTTGGTTTTCTTGTCCTTCGCGACCAGCACCATGAAGCGGCACTCAAGGCTATCCTCGATCTTGCTGATCGATGGCGCCTCATCCCACTTGTCGCGTTGCTTCCAGCTCTCGATCGTCGCGCGCGGGATCGGCCCGCCCTTGTCATTGACGATCTTATGCAGCGCGAACTCATCCGCGATCTGGGCGATGCCCCAACCGCGCCAATAGAGGCTGCGCGCGTGCCGGCGTGGATCGAACTGCCAGAAGCTGGGCGGCCCTGCAGGGGCAACGAGGGGCTGGGCGGTGGACATACCCGCAGACCTTGCCGCCCGCGCCGATCAGATCACCGCTCTCCATCGGGCGAGAAGCTCTCGCCCGATGGACTGGCTTGAGGATCAGGCCCCTCGCGGCCCTTCTGTGCCCGTTGAGCGAACCTCACCCCGATTTCAGACCGCAAGGGAACCCGCACCCATGGCCAAGAGCAAGTTTTTCCGCGTCTTCGTTGAAGGCTTCACCGCGAGCGATGGTCGCAAGATCGAAGCAAAGTGGATCGATGAGATCGCGGAAACCTTCAACGCTGCCACGTTCATGCCCCGCATCAACTGCGAGCATATCAAAGGCTTTAGCCCCGAACCGCCGTTCAATGCCTATGGCAGCGTCACGGCAGTGAAGGCCCAGACCGATGAGATCGTGATCGACGGCCAGACGCGGAGGGTTCGCGCGCTCTACGTGCAGATTGATCCGAACGAGCAGCTGCTCGCGATCAATAAGAAGGGCCAGAAGCTCTTCACCTCCGTGGAGATCTCGCCCGACTACGCTGGCACCGGCAAGGTGGGTCTCATTGGTCTGGCAGTTACGGACAACCCTGCATCGCTGGGCACCGAGGCGCTGAGTTTCTCGGCCTTCAAGCCCATGTTCGACTCGCGCAAGACGCACCCTGACAATATGTTTTCCGCTGCGGTTGAGGCGAGCATCGAACTGGAAGCCGACGCGATCGAACCCGGTAGCATTGCCGAGCAGATCAAAGCCGGCTTTGCCAGCGTGGCCGCCCTGTTCAACCGCTCGGACGAAAAGCCAAACGAACCTGAGCCAAAGCCGGCGGGCCAGCAGGCACCGGCCAACGATAACAGCTTTGACGTGCAGGCCTTCGCCAGCGCGATCGGCGATCAGGTTGCCGCCGCCGTCAAGCCAGCCAACGACGCGATCGCGGCCATCAACACCCGCTTCGATGCGCTCGAAACCAAGCTGGCCAAGACCGAGCAGCCCGGCAGCTTCACCCGTTCACCAGCCTCTGGCAGCAGCGGCGCGGCCCTCACGGACTGCTGAGCCCTCCCCCGCAAGCCCCCCTCCCGCACCCGCCCCACTGGAGCCCCGAACATGCGTAACGAAACCCGCCTCCTGTTTGCCGCCTATGTGAGCCAGATCGCGCTCATCAATGGCGTTGCCTCGGCCACCGATAAATTCACCGTCGCGCCCGTTGTCGAGCAGAAGCTTGAAGAGAAGATCAAGGAGTCGAGCGACTTCCTCGGCATGATCAACATCGAGCCCGTCGTGCAGCAGAGCGGTCAGAAAGTGGGCGTTGGCGTCACTCGTCCGCTCGCCGGGCGCACCAACACCGCCGGCGGCACCCGCCGCACGCCCACCGATCCCACCGACACCTCGGATAACGGCACCTATTTCTGCCGCCAGACGAACTATGATCACGCGATTCCTTACGCCAAGCTGGACGCATGGCGCCATAAGCCGGAATTCCAGACGCTCCTGCGCGACGTGATCCTCAAGCAGCAGGGCCGCGATCGGATCATGATCGGCTTCAACGGCACCTCGGCCGCTGCCACCACCAACCGCGCGACGAACCCGCTGCTGCAGGACGTCAATGAGGGCTGGTTGCACAAGATCCGCACCAAGGCGCCTGCGCGCTGGCTGGCTGATGGCGCGCTGACCACGGACCCGACCAAGGCGATCTATGTGGCTTCGGGCGTGGAAGTCGTGAACGGTGCTGGCACCAACGTCGCCACCGCCGAGGCTGACTATGCCAACCTCGATGCGCTGGCGTTCGATGCGCTGGATCTGCTCGATCCGTGGCACCGTGGCGATACCGATCTGGTCGTCATCGTTGGCTGGCAGCTGGTGAAGGACAAGTATCTCAATCTGCTGCAGGCGGCCGGCGACACGGCCACCGAGCGCGAGGCAGCGCATCGCATCCTCACGTTGCCCAAGCAGCTGGCCGGCAAGCGCGCAATCATCGTGCCCTTCTTCCCGGAAACGAGCCTGCTCGTCACCAGCCTCGATAACCTCTCGATCTATTGGCAGGAAGAAACCCGCCGCCGACACATCAAGGATGAGCCCGCGCTCGATCAGATCGAGAATTACGAGAGCGTCAATGAGGATTTCGTGGTCGAGGATTACGGCCGCTGCGCCCTCGTTGAGAACATCGTGATGGGCGCCAAGCCGGCAGGCGGCGGCGACTAACCCCTCCCCTCATCACCTCGCCCCTTCGCTCCAACTGACAGGACACGCACAATGAGCCTTGCTCGCCGCCACAGGGACCGGATCCTTGCTGCACAGACCGCTGCGTCCGCTCCCAATGTTGGAGCGGATCTCCCCGCCGCCGAGCCTCTCCCGGCGGCGGGGGGCAATGGCGCCAACCAAGCCGATCGGGGCGCTGCCCAGATCGCCATGCGCCTCACCCATGATCTGCGTCGGCTCCACGAAATCAAAGGCGTGGATCTCAAGATCGCTGCCAAGCGTGAGATGCTGCCTGAATATGTCGAGTGGGTGAAAGGCCTGCTCAATGCCGATGCCGGCGTTGGCACGGGCGTCTCATCCGAAGTGCTGCCCACCGTCATGATCTGGCTGATCGACATGGGCAATTTCATGGACGCGCTCGATCTCGTGCCCTTCCTGCTGCGCCACAAGGTGGAGATGCCGACGCGCTACCAGCGCGACGTGGCCACCATCGTCGTGGAAGAGATCGCAGAGGCCGCCCTCAAGGCGCACAACGCAGGCGAAGATTTTGACCTGTGCGTCTTGTTCCGCGTGGCCGAGCTGACCGATGCCCTCGATATGCACGATCAGGCTCGCGCCAAGCTGCGCAAGGCCACCGGCGCGCAGCAGCTGCGCTTTGCCGAGGACATGGAAGCCAATGCCGATGGCCGCGCGATGATCGAGGCGGCGCTTGCCTCTCTCACGGCCGCGCAGGCGCTCAATGATCGCATTGGCGTCAAAGACAAGATCAAGCGGGCGCAGAAGCTGCTCAAGGCCCATGAAGCCCCACCCACCACACCCGCACCGCGACCCAATGAACAGGGCGGCTCTGCCGCCTGACAGGCTCGCCCCCGGCGCTCGGGGGCGGATCGCGCGAGGCGGGAGGTTCATCGAACCGCAGGGCCGCCCTCTGTCCCGATCCTCACCCCCGTAGGCCGCGAGCCGGAAACAAGAGGCAGACATGGGACCGCTATTTGACAACCTGGCATTGCAGATCATCGCCTTGATCGTGCTCACCTACGGCGGGCTCTGGTTGATCGGCTTTAGCGTCGTTCTGCGCCTCACCCTTGGCTTTGAGGGCGACCGGGCCAAGCTCGGCATCTGGCACAGCCGGGCATTCTTCCTGATCGGGATCCTCATCCTGATCTTTGGCGTCATTCCCCTCACGCGGACGCTGATGGCGTGAGCTTCGTCGCCAAGCCTCCCGCACCCGATCGCGACCCGCCGCCGGCGGAAACGCCCATCGTCAATGACGGCTTTTTTCCCGATATCGATCCGGCACAGACCCGCGATGTGGCGCGCATCCCCACCAGCATCACGCCCCCACGGCTGCGCGAAGCGATCCTTGCTGCCATCCTCTCGGCCGCGATTGATCTGGGCGAGTGGGCCGCCCTCCATGTCGCCAGCGGCCACGCGAGCCTCGTCGCCGTTCCCGCGCCCCAGCTCGACGGCCAGAGCGCCAACCTCATCCGCTATCGCCGCATCGTCGCTCTGCTCGCCAAGGCCGAGCTGATCGAGCGCCACCGCGACTTTGACACCGCCGCCGCCGGCGCGGGCCAAAGCGATGATCTCTCGGCCAGCGTGGGTGATCTGCGCCGCGATGCCGCCCATGCGATCCGCGACATGCTCGGCCGCACCCGCACCACCGTGGATCTGATCTGATGGCGCGCATGCAGCGCCTCACCGCCCGGCAGGGCGACAAGCTGGATCTGCTGATCTGGCGCGAGGCAGGCCTTGGCGCCGGCGAGATCGGCAATGTGCTCGACGCTAATCCGGGCCTTGCGGATCACGGCCCGATCCTCCCGCTGGGCACCGTGGTGCTCATCCCTCTCAAGCATGCGCCCGAGGCTACCCGCCAGCGCCCGCTCATCCAGCTTTGGGACTGACCATGGATATGAAAACGATCATCCCCCCGGCGATCGAAACGATCAGCTCGCTCTCGCCGGCGCTCATTGGCTCGGCCGTTGCGCAGGCATGGAAGCCGGGCCTGAGCTGGCGCCAGCGCTTTATGCAATGGGTGGTGGGCTCCACGGTGAGTTTCTACGCCACCCAAGGCATCATCGCCTTCACAGGCTGGAATGAGTTTGTGGCCCAGTCGATCGGTTTCGGCATCGCCCTTGTCGCCTTCGACGCCACGCCCCGCGTGATCGCCACCGCTTCGGATGCGCTCACCCATGCGCCGGGCCGCTTTTCCGATCTCATTTTCGGCAAGAAGAAGGACTGAGTCCATGCAGCTCTCGCCCAATTTCAGTCTCGCAGAATTCACCGCCTCGGCCACCGCCAAGGCGCGCAAGATCGACAACACGCCCGGCGCCCGCTCGATTGAGGCGATGCGAACGCTCTGCATCAACGTGCTGGAGCCAGTGCGCGCCCACTTCGGCAAGCCGGTGCGGATCACATCGGGTTTTCGCTCGGTGGCCCTATGCCTTGCGGTGGGATCATCCTCATCGAGCCAGCACGCGCAGGGCGAAGCCGCCGATCTCGAGGTGGTGGGCGTCGATAATTTCACCGCCGCCGCCTTCATCCGCGATTCCCTGCGGTTCGATCAGCTCATTCTCGAGAACTATGTGCGCGGCCAGCCTGAGAGTGGCTGGATCCATGTGAGCTTCCGCGCCGGGCGCCTGCGCCATGACGTGCTCACCTATTCGCGCCGCACCTATTTCAAAGGGCTGCTGGCATGAAGTGGGTATTCGGGATCCTCAAAGCTGGATGGAAGCTGGTGGGCGCCTCGCGCGAAACGCTGATCCTGATCAGCCTCGCGGGCGCTGCAGCTGGCCTTTACGCATGGGGGGCCACCGGCCGCGCCGAGCGCAACCGCCTCGATGCGTGGGCGCAGCAGCTCTGCCTTGCCGCTGGCGGCGAATTCACCGGCACCAAGCCCAAGGACAGGGCGAAGGTGGACGGCTGCACCGCGCTGGTGGCGAGCCATGCCGCCTATAAGCGGGAATCGCAGAGCGCCACCGCCGCCTCGCTCGCCCGCGCAGCTGAGCGCACGCAGGCCAAGAGCGCCGCCGATCGCACCCTTGCAACCGGGCAGGCCACCCGCCGCGCCGCCGCCGTTAAAGCCATGGAGAAAGCAGATGAGACGATCGCGCCAGATGATCGCGTTGGGGGCGATTGGTTTGATCGCCTCAATGACCTTGCAGGCCTGCGCTCGCCCGCAAATTGAGACGGCGCCGGCCGTCATTGCCGTTGAGGTGAAAGACACGCCACCGGCCCAGTTGCTCGCCTGCCCGGTCGCGCCAGAGCCATTCCCCAGCGATGCCTCGGCAACGATTCCCCCGGCGGTGCGATCGGCCATCATCGGCCTTGCCTCGGCCTACGCCCAGACGCGCGATCAGCTGCTGCGCGTCATCCGCTGGCATGAGCCGGGCGCCTGCGAGGATTTGCGCTGATGCAAAAGCCCAATAGCCTGCGTGCGCACCTCACGGCCTATTTGCCGGATCTGAAAACGCACCCGGATCGCCTCGCTATCTATGTCGAGAGCGGCAGTGTGCGCGCCCGCCAGTCACGCTCGCATTCGTTTGAATATGCCTACAAGCTGCAAGTGGGCCTTTGGGATTTTGCCGGTAACGCCGATAGCATCATGCTGCCAATGCTCGACTGGATCCAAAAGGAGCAGCCCGAACTGCTGCGCCAGCGTGACGCCACGCCATTTACCTTTGAGGCCGAGCTACTCGACAGCGAGACGAGTGATATCCTGATCTCGATCGACCTCACTGAGCGTGTGATCGCCACGCCAAGCGAGGATGGCGCTGGCTATTGCCTTGACCACCCGGCTGAGCCGCCGGTGTTTGAGACGTTCCCCGGCGTCGATAATGATTTCATTCAGGGCTGGGCCGGGCATGAGCTGGCCGTGGAAAGTGAAGCGCCTGGCACCATTCTGACACCCGCGATTCCTCCCGACGCATGAGCGAGGATCTGCTCGAACTGGAAGCCATGGCGGGCTCGATCATCCGCGCGCTCACGAGTGGCGAGCGCCGCGCGCTCCTGCGCCGCATGGCCCAGCGCCTTGCCCTGAGCCAGCGCCAGCGCATCGCCGCCCAGCGCCAACCCGATGGCAGCGCCTTTGAAGCGCGCAAGGAAAAGACCCCGCCGATCAGCTCGCGCGGCCCGGCATGCTTCCTCTACCCATCGAGCGGCGGCGCCCGGCGCGTCATCATGAAGGGCTTTGCGTGGGACAATGAGCGCAAGATGACCGGCTATGACGTGGAAGCTGGCGGCATCCGATCGTTTCATTTTGACAAGGTAGTGAAATGGCTTCCCGTTCCGCAAGAATATCGCGGCGGCGGTGGCAGCACATTGCGCCGCAAGGGTGGCCTGCGCCGCCGGGCCATGTTTAGGCGCCTCTCATCGGGTCGCTATCTGCGCTCGGGCGTCAACGATCGCGGGTTCTGGGTAGGCTTTAGCGGCAAGGCGAGCGAGATCGCCGGCATCCACCAGCACGGCTTGCGCGATAAACCGTCCCTGCGCGCGCGTGCGATTCCCTATCCCAAGCGCGAGCTGATCGGTGCGACCGATGCCGATCGCGAGATGATGATCAACATGCTCTGTGAGCATCTCGCCTAAGCCAATCCTTGGCCCACACGGCCAATGGATGGATTAATTATCAATATCTGAACAGGCCTTAGTCTCGTATTGAATAAATAAAATTCACAAATTTCCTTAAAAGAAATCTTCCGATCTATAAATTTGATCCGACATCAATTATATTTTATTTATCACTTATTTTGCTCACATGCGCGCCTTATATACAAATAGCCGTATGCAACAAACTGGCCGGCGCTCACGCCGAAGATATGTTCCCCGCTTACGGCAGGGAGCGCTTCCATGGACCTTAATCAGCTCTATTACGACCACCAGCTTTCGCTAATGCGGGCTAAGGCCGCAGACATCGGCCCAATCCGGCAGTTGCATCGCCGCAAGGCGCAGACATTTGCAGCGCAGATAGCGAGAATTCATCTTCCGTCTGGAGCGACCGCCCTTCGGGGATGGAAACACCCTGCGCCCATCTCGGCGATTTTTCGCCCAACCAACTAGCAGTTGAGCCTCAAGTCGCCCGGAAGCTCCAAAAGTTGAATGCTTATTCAATTACAAGGAAACTGTCATGGCCAAGCAACAACAGAGATCGAACCGCGAAATCCGCAAGCCAAAGGCTGCGAAGCCCATCAAACCTAATGCGTCGGCGCCTACACAAAAGGTTGCGCCCGGCCAACTCCTCCCGGTTAAGTCATGAAGATTTCAAACTTGGCAGGGAGCGATCAGTCGAACGTTTTGATTAAAGGCGACGAGGGCCTTTCCGAAGATCAACTTATGCGAAAGTATCAGATAACTCGCGTACCGGACGACCGTTTTCATTACAGGTTTTACCGCTATTCCCGACTAGGTGATGCGCTTGCTCAGGCTAAACGTGACCAGTGAAAAGGAATTGAAATGGCTATGCATTCGAGTTTCTATCGCCAACGTGAAGTTATCGAAATAGAACGCGCGTCAACGGCTGTTCTTGAAAATGTCAGAGCCGTTGCGAAGCGCGCGGCGGCGGCGTGGGCGATGTCTGCAGAACTGGCAGAGCGGGTTGAAGCCAAAGCCCGCCTCCGTCGCCCCCAGTCCCCTAAAGACGACGAGTGCCAGATCAGCGAGAACCCCGACAGCTATGACGCCTAATTTGTCCACTCTAAACACCTGATCGCGATCCGAACGGTAACTTCCTTTCAGGCTCAGCATTTCGGTCGCCGGAGGCGGGGCGGAAGACTGCAAAATGGAGTTCGTTCGAGGAAGGCTGATCACGTGGCATCAAGACATCTTCATCGGGCGAGACGCTCTCGCCCGATGCGCCTCATAGAATAGCCCACCAGCCTCGGCCGAAATGGCCGGCATGGCCGATGCAACCTTCACCGCCGTGGATCTCTCGCGCCTTCCCGCGCCCGATGTGATCGAAAAGCTCGATTTCGAGACGATCCTTGCCGACGCGGTGGCGCAGATGCGCACGCTGCTGCCGGACTTCGAGGATCGCGACAGCGATCCCGCGATGAAGCTGCTGCAGGTCTTCACCTATTTCGCCCAGCTGCTGCGCCAGCGCGTCAATGATGCCGCTCGCGCCGTCATGCCGGCCTATGCCGCCGGCGCAGATCTCGACAACATCGCCGCGCTGTTCGGCATCACGCGGCTCACCATCACGCCGGCCGATCCCGTGCTCGGCATCCCCGCCGTCATGGAAAGCGATGCCGATTTCCGCCGGCGCATGGTGCTGGCGCCCGAGGGCTATTCAGTCGCCGGGCCAGAGGGCGCCTATATTTTCCACGCGCTCAGCGCCGATGCCGATGTGCTCGATGCCAGTGCCACAAGCCCGGATCCGGGCGAGGTGCTGGTGTCCGTCCTCTCTCGCCAGAGCGATGGCGCCGCCTCGCCGGCGCTGATCGATGCCGTGGCGGCCTATGTCTCCGATGAGACGCGCCGCCCCCTCACTGATTTCGTTACCGTCCAGTCGGCGGATATCGTCGATTATGCGGTGGCGGCGACCCTCACCACCTTCAGCGGCCCGGATGGCGCCGTGGTGCTGGATGCCGCCCGCCAGCGGCTCGATGACTATGTGGAGGCCAGCCACCGGATCGGGCGCGATATCACCCGCTCGGGCCTGTTTGCCGCTCTCCATGTCGAGGGCGTGCAGAATGTGGTGCTCGCCTCGCCGGCGGCCGATCTGATCATTTCGCGCACGCAGGCACCGCACTGCACCGGCATCACCATCACCTATGCAGGCACCGGCGAGTGACGTATCCGAGCGTTCTCCCGCCCGGCTCCACGGATCTGGAAAGGGCACTTGAGCAGGCGGGCGCGCGCTTGCTCGATTTCGCCACGCCGATCCGCAAGGTCTGGTCGCCGGCTGATTGCCCCATCGAGCTGCTGCCATGGCTCGCATGGGGGCTGAGCCTCGATAACTGGTCCTCGGACTGGAGCGCTTCGATCAAGCGCGAGCGCGTGCGCAAGGCGATTCCCATCGCCCGTCAGAAGGGCACGGCCGCGAGCGTGCGCAGCGTGGTGCAGAGCTTCGGCGGCTCGGTCGCGATCCGCGAGTGGTGGCAGCAGGATCCGCCGGGCGACCCACACACCTTCTCGCTGGTCATGAACCTTGAGCAGAATGGCGCCCCCGCCAGCGCGGCCTTTGTCGATCAGGTCATTGCCGAGGTGAGCCGCGCCAAGCCGGTGCGCTCCCACTTCACCTTCACTCAGGGCGTCTCGGCGCGCGGCGGCATCGGCCTTGTCGCGCGTGCGCGGCCCATCCTGTTCGCCCGGCTCAGCTGCGCCGCGCCGCCTGCCTGATCGGAGAAACCCATGGCTCTCACCATCATTGTTACCGATGCCGGCCGCGCCGCTCTGGTCAATGCCCAGAACAACGGCACCGCGCCGGTCATCATCGCGCAGGCCGGGATCTCCGCCACGGCCGTGGTGCCGTCCAAGGCCGCCACCAGCCTCCCCGGCGAGATCAAGCGTATCGCCACGATCTCGGGCGATGTCGTGGCCGACGACATGATCCACCTGGTGGTGCGCGATGAGGGCGGCGATAGCTTCACCGTGCGCAGCTTTGCGCTCTATCTGGCCGATGGCACGCTGTTCGCCATCTACGGGCAGACCGATCCCATCCTTGAGAAGTCCGCCCAGGCGATGATGCTGCTGGCGATCGATATCGCCTTTGCGGACGTGGACGCGGCCGAAATCAGCTTTGGCGACGCGAATTTCCTTAATCCGCCAGCGACCGAAAGCATGGCTGGCGTTGTCGAGTTGGCGACCGAGCCAGAAACGATCACTGGCGTTGATGCGCAGCGCGCTGTTCATGCCAAGGGGCTCAGGGGCGCCGTCACCAACTGGCTCAATGCGCGCTTTGGCGAGGGTGCTCCATCGGCCTTCATGAAAGGGCTGCTCACCACTGCCTCGGCCGCCGCGCTGCGCATTGCGCTCGGGCTGAAAGGCGCAGCGCTCAAGGATGAGGGCGCGGGCAACGGCCTCGATGCCGATCTGCTCGATGGGCAGCACGGCAGCTACTACACCAACATCACCGCTCGGCTCGGCTTCACCCCCTGGGGGCCGAGCAACGATGGTGCCGGATCGGGCCTCGATGCGGATCTGCTCGACGGGCAACAGGGCAGCTTTTACACGGATATCACCGCCCGGCTTGGCTATACTCCGCTCAATGCCATCAGCTACACGGCCGCCGATGTGCGCGCCAAGCTGCTCACGGTGGACGGCTCAGGATCGGGAATTGATGCCGATCTGCTCGATGGGCAGCAGGGCAGCTTTTACACCAACATCATCGCCCGCCTTGGCTATACGCCTCTCGATAAGGCCGGCGACACGATGACCGGGCCATTGACTGTGCCGGACGAAGTTGTTTCCAAAGGTAACTTCCCGCGCTTTGTTCTTCACGAAGCTCAAAGCGGAAAATTATGGTTTTTTATTTCTGATAATGACTACGTCACTATTAGAGAGGACGGCGGCAACGGGAATATCCCATTCCGCATCGACGCAGGCTCAAAACAACTTCTCCTGACATCGACAGATATCCAGTGGGGAGGCGGCAAGGTCTGGCATGCCGGCAACGATGGTGCCGGCTCTGGCCTCGATGCGGATCTGCTAGACGGCTATCAAGCCAGCGCCTTCGATCGCATCGTTCAGCAGAATCTCACGGCCAATGGCGGCTATGTCGTCTATGCCTCGGGCCGCAAGGAATGCTGGGGCCTCATCAACGTTCAGGCGGACAGCTACGGCACGTGGAACCTGCCCGTTGCGCACACTTCTTGGGTGCATCCGGTCATCTCCGCAGATGTGCAAGGCGGAGACAACAACGCCTCCCAGAACACCGGCGTAACCTCGGTCAGCGGCGTGCCGCCTACCTCCATCACGATCTGGAATGCATCGAATACCACGACGCGGGTGTGGATCCGCACCGTTGGCGTCTGAACCTCCGAAAGGCCAAATCATGAGCGACATGACCATCAAGATCGGCACCTATGACAGCACCTCCCGCACCGTGCCTGTCACCTTCACTGCCGGCGATCTCGTCCACAAGCGGGCAGTCAACGCCGTGCTCAAGGAAAATGGCAGCTACGATCGCGCTGCCACCAAGGAACGGGTGGACGAAGTGGCGCTGGGCGTTGCGCACAAGATCGCGCTGGGCGTCATCACTAATCCGCCACCGGAGCCGGACACGGCTGCCGAGTGACCCCGGTTCCGCTCTTAGATCATTTTGAAACATTCAAGCCAAAAATTTAGCCTGCCGTAACGTAAATGAACGTCCTTAAAGCTTTTCAGAACGTTAACCTGACCGATAGGAGGCGAATCGTACGAAAAAAATATGATGGTGGGGTCGATGGTGGATGCTGCCGGCCGCCGAAGGGCGGCCGATGAATTAACTCACTCGCAAAAAGCCTGTCTTCGACTGGTCAAGCTGGGACTTACGTCAAAAGAGATCGCGCGAAAAACTGGCCTCAGCCCCCAGACTGTGGACCAATATATGAGTCGCGCCGCTGCGCGACTGGGCGTGACCAATCGGTATAAGGCCGCTGATTTGCTAACTGCGACCGAAACTGCCGAAGTTAACATTTCTGAATTGAGAACGCCTGAGGTTGCAGAGGATCGCCCGTCTGATCCATCTCATGAGCCACCGGCTGGCAACGAAGGAGACGAGGGGAACGCCGGAGAGGAAGGGCCAAAGCGTTTCCTCTTCACAATAGGCGAACTCCTCAAAGACCTCTTTCAAATCCCACCGGTGGGAGGGAGACGCCATGCGCTTGGTGGGATGCAAAGGACGGCTGTCGTCATACGAATTGCGCTCACTGCACTTGTTGCAGTCTCTGCCTTGGTTGCGATCACGCGCGGGGCGATCTTTCTCCTAAACAACTGACTGATGAGCCAACTTTAATAAAAGTGCGGGGCGCTATGAGGAATTCTATGCAAGTTTCAGAAGCTAGCGGTCGTGTTGTGGCCGCAGATATCGAGACAGCGTTCAACAGTGTGGATCTTGCCATTCTTGATGTTGCGCGGCTGACCACTACGGTCATGGAGGCAAAAAGCGACACCGTCATTGCTCCAGCAAGATTTCAAGGCGTCGTAGACTCTATGTCCGCGAGCCTGGCGAAGATTGTCGAAGGCCGGAAGGCCATGGTTTCCGCTCATCGCCGCCTTTCGTCCTTCAAAGGGCAGAGCAATCTTGCCGAGGTTAATTTTGGATGCTTTTCGATCACAGAAGAGAGCGAATTGTCAAAAGATGTTAATGCCATTGCGTAACCCTTTCTTCTAACTTCATCTTGGGTAAATGTAATCGACCATATGCGTTACGCAAAATTGGTCGAGGGCTATGCTACCCATTATCATTTCATTCGGAATCCTCTGGATCGCCTGCTGTGCCTACGCCTGGTTGCGTGGTGGCTGGGAAGGGCGTCTCGCGGCTACCTTCCTTATGGTGGCTGTGGTCGCTTCAGCTGTCGCTGCGTATTTCGCCGGTTCGTCTCTCAAGATCTGGGCGATGCTGGCGATCGATGGCACTTTGCTCATAGCGCTTGGGTTCATTGCCTACAGGTCGGACCGCTATTGGCCTCTTTGGCTGGTGGGTCTTCACCTGTTGACCGTCTGTGCCGAAATCGCGGCGCTGATTGATAAAAAACCCCTCGCCGGCGCTTATGAGGCCGTGCAAGCATTCTGGAGCATTCCGGCCCTGCTGGTCATGGCCCTCGGCGTCCTCTTGGACCGCCGGGCCGACCAGCGCGAGCGGGAGAGCGGCCATGGAGCCATACCAAACCCTGAACCACTTGAGAAACAATCTTGA